TCTAGACTCAGACATCGCTGCTGAAGCTGCACTACGTGTTGCTGGTGATGCGTCGTTACAGTCTGGACTAGATGTAGAAGTTGCCCGTGCAACTGCTGCGGAAGGTGTTCTACAGTCACTACTAGACTCAGAACAGTCTGCTCGTATCCTATCTGACCAAGGTCTACAGTCTGCAATCACTGCAGAAGAGAACGCACGTATCGCGGCTGATGCAGTACTTCAGTCTGCAATTGATGCTGAAGAGTTAGCAAGAACATCTGCTGACAATGCACTTCAGGCGAACATCAATGCGGTAGATGCGGCAGTAACTGCAATCACAAACGGTTCTCCAGAAACTCTGAACCAGTTGGTTGAAGTTGTCGCGGCATTTGAAGATGCTGACTCTGATCTACAGACCGTAATCTCTAATCTAGGTGGTGACGCAAGTGCATTGACTGCACGTGTTTCAACTCTAGAAAGTGAGATGGACGCAACTGAACTTGCAACAACGTCTAACGCAAACGCTATCTCTGCTGAGACAGTGGCGCGTGTTGCTGCGGTACAGGTGAATGCGGATGCGATTACTGCAGAATCAACTGCTCGTGCTGCTGCGATTACCGCAGAACAGAACGCACGTGCGGCTGCAATCGTTGCATCTGAATCTGATCGTGACTCTGCTGACGCAGAACTACAATCTCAGATTGACGCATTGTCTGCGGAAGAGACTGCAGGTAAGAGTTCACTACAGTTCCAGTTAGGTCAAGAAGAAGATGCTCGCATCGCGGGTGATTCTGATCTGACTGATTCACTAGCTGCTGAAGTTGCCCGTGCGACTGCTGCAGAAAGTGCACTGTCAAGTGATATCTCTGCTGAAGAAAGTGCTCGTGTATCTGCAGACGCAAGTCTACAGTCTCAGATTGACTTCATCGTATCTAACACTGACTCTGCATCACTAGATTCTCTAACAGAGATCGTTGCAGAATTCCAGTCAGTAGATGGAACGTTATCTGGTCTAATCAGTAGTAATGGTTCACGCATCACTTCACTAGAAACAAATGTTGGAACTATCAATAGTTGGACAACAGACAACCTATCAGAAGGATCAATCAACAAGTACTGGACAGAACAACGTACTAAGGATTGTCTATCTGGTGGTCTATGTATCGACTACAACTCAACAACTGGTGAGATTGCAATTGACGAAGTAGAAGCGGCATCATCACTAACAGTTGCGGAATCGCATGACGCGAACGCACTGGGTGGAGAAGCTCCTTCATACTACCGTATCAACGTCTATGACGCTGCTGGTAACTTAGTCAACTAATCAAACATTAGTGTTTATCAAGGGAGTCTTCGGACTCCCTTTTTTTTACTTCAAAAAACGTATAAATAGAAGGGTATAACAATTTCGGAAACTGACATGTACTCAACAAGCAGAGAAGAATTGATGGATTACTGCCTACGCGCTCTAGGGCATCCGGTGGTTGAAGTCAATATCGATGAAGAACAATTAGACGATCGTATCGACGAAGCGTTGCAGTGGTTCCGTGAAAATCATCCAGACGGTAGTAAGAGATACTACCTTAAGCACCAGTTGACGCAAACAGACATCGACAACCAGTACGTTGACCTTGATGACAGTTTGGACTTGTCCGCTGTAGTTCGTATGATTCCGGTCACATTTAACACTGTACACTCTGGTTGGTTCAGTGATGCATGGCAGGTAATGGCCTACACGATCTCAGACTTCACACGTAACGGCGGTATTCTTGGTGACCTTGCGCACTACGAACAAATGCAGCAGAACCTTTCGTTGTTGGATATGAAGTTGGGCGGTATGCCACAAATCACATTTGATCGACAGTACAACCGCGTCAATTTGCATATGTCTAAAAATAGACTAGAAGCGGCAGACTACATTGTATTTGAGGTCTACACAATACGGGATCCAGATGACTCTATCACAGAGTACAACTCATTGTGGAATCACCGTTTTCTAAAAGAATATGCGACTGCATTGATCAAGCGTCAATGGGGACTAAACTTAATTAAGTTCGATGGTATGGCGCTTCCTGGAGGCGTTACCATTAACGCACGTCTTATCTACGAAGACGCACTTGCGGACATTGAGAGAATTATCGAACGTTTTCGTATGGACGAAGACGAAGGTCCAATGTTCTTCATGGGGTAAGGTATGGCTACTAATCCATATATTAGTTTAAAAAATAGACAAGAACAGGATCTCTATGAGGACATTCTCATTGAGGCGATCAAATTCTATGGTCAAGATGTTTACTACCTGCCGCGTGAAGTGGTAGAGAGAGAAGATATTTTTCTAGACAGCATTCAGTCTCAGTTCTCTGACGCATATAAAGTAGAAGTGTATATCGAGAACGCAGAAGGGTTTGAAGGCGAAGGTGATCTGTTCACTAAGTTCGGTATCGAGTTGCGCGATCAGGCCACATTCAACATTGCACGTCGTCGGTGGAGACAGTTGATTGGAGACCGGCTTTCTGACGCACAGTTCCGTCCACGTGAGGGCGATGTGATTTATCTACCTCTATCAGAATCTTTGTTCGAAGTAAAGCGAGTCTACACAGAGTCTCCGTTCTATCAGTTGTCGCAACTGCCATTATTCCGTATGCAGTGCGAGTTGTTCGAGTTCTCAGACGAAGACTTCGATACAGGTATCCCTAGCATTGACAACATTGAAGCAGAAGGTGCGTTCCAATATGAACTTCAGATGCCTGGAAAGGTCGAAGGCGACGACTCTTATTACTTGTCTGGTGAGAATGTCTATCAACAGTTTGATAACTTCCGACTTGAAGGTGAAGTCACCACTTGGAACAGTGATACTCGTATGTTAAAGATAGCACACACAGGCGGTACAGATGGTAAGTATCACGAGTGGGCGACAGACAGGCCTGTTGTTGGCGAGAATGCATCATTGACACCCATCTCTGAAGAAGAGGGGATCAACGAGATTGATCGTTTGTCGCAGAAGGAAGTGTTTGACGATTGGGCAAATGACTTTGTTGATTTCTCAGAATCCAATCCGTTTGGAGATATATTCTAATGATGGGTGGACACTTTTATCATAGGCGAGTAAGGTCTTGCGTGGCCTTGTTCGGATCTATGTTTGATAACATTAATATTTTAAGAACAAACTCTGCAGGCAAAGTATTGTCGCAGGTGAAAGTTCCTCTATCTTATGCACCATCAAGATCATTTATCGAACGTCTAGAAGAAATGTCTCAGGGTGAAGAGGCAGAACGTCGTGTTGCATTAAAACTACCACGTATGTCATTTGAGATCGTTTCTATTACATACGATTCACAAAGACAGTTGCCTAAACTAAACCACTTTACCGTCTCAGACGGCAATAACCAAGCAGACAAATACTATGTCGGCGTACCGTATACACTTTCTTTTCAGTTAAGTGTTTACGCACGTTCTCAAGATGATGCGTTGCAGGTTGTTGAGCAGATTCTGCCATATTTTGCACCACAGTATACGTTGTCTGTCAAACCATTTGCTGACCTACCAGAAATCAAAGAAGATATTCCTATCTCTCTTACAAGCGTAGATTTTCAAGACGACTTCGAAGGCCCAGTAGAACAAAGACGTACTATTATATACAATCTGACATTTGATATGCGTGTGAACTTCTACGGTCCAGAAAGTACACATTCTGTCATTCGCGAAGTGAACACCAATATTAACCTTATAGATACTGGGGGTTTCATTGAAAACGTTCAAGTGACTCCAAATCCAATTGACGTGAGTCCAGATGTTGATTATGGATTCTCATCTTCGATAAATGATAATGACTTCACGAGTGAAACATGATGCCAGATCGCCGCAAACCACCAGCGCTATTTGACGAAGAACAGAAGAAAAACTTCGTACACGAGCAAGACTATGAGTACTCGCGAGATACTTACTATGACCTAATTGAGAAGGGTCGTGAGTCGCTTGAACTCATGATTGAAGTCGCAAGGGAGAGTGAACATCCTCGTGCGTTTGAGGTTCTGTCTGGTATGATCAAAGGCATCGCAGATGTCAATGACAAGTTGATGGATCTCAACAAGAAACAGAAAGATCTTCAGAAAGAAGACAAACCTGCCGAAGCAACAACTACTAATAATAATCTATTTGTCGGGTCTACTACAGAATTACAGCGTATGCTGATGGGTGATGAAAAAACTATAGACCACGACGAAGACGATGAGTAGTTATACAAAAAACTCCTACCTAGGCAATCCGTTAGTTAAGAAAGATGGCGTCGCAGAAGAATGGGATGCCAAGAAACTACGTGAGTATAAAAAGTGCATGAAGGACCCATCATATTTCTGCAAGAAGTATGTAAAGGTCATTCACCTAGACAAGGGCCTCGTGCCGTTCAAACTCTATCCGTATCAGGAAAAGATGTTTGAGCACTTTAACGATAACCGATTCAACATCGTATTGGCATGTCGTCAGTCCGGTAAGTCTATCAGTTCGGTCGGTTATCTTTTGTGGTACGCACTCTTTCACCCAGAGAAGACCATCGCGATCCTCGCGAACAAAGGTATGACTGCGCGCGAGATGCTGGCGCGTGTCACACTTATGTTAGAGAATCTGCCGTTCTTTCTTCAGCCAGGATGTAAGGCACTCAACAAGGGTTCTATAGAACTGTCCAACAACTCTCGCATCATTGCGGCCGCGACATCCGGATCATCTATTCGTGGTATGTCGGTCAACTTATTGTTCCTAGATGAGTTTGCGTTCGTAGAGAATGCCGCTGAGTTCTACACATCCACATATCCAGTAATCTCATCTGGTAAAGATACAAAAGTTATCATAACAAGTACTGCGAACGGTATCGGAAATACCTATCACAAGATATGGGAAGGTGCCGTACAAGGAGTGAACGAAT